CCATGTCATGACTTCATTAATATAACGCTTATTAGGCTTATTTATCACCACTGGAGGCCGCGTCTGCGCATGAGGTTTTATTTCAACCACCACAGTATCAATCTTGCCTTCTGGTGTTTTTTTCTTGACAATGAAGTCTGGAAAGTATCGATGTACTCGATTGTCAATAGGAGAGCGATATGGGATGACGAGTTCTTCACTTCCCCATTGCACGACATTCGGATGAGAATCTAAGTACATCATGAACTTTAATTCCCATCGACTACGATATACGATATTGTTCGAGTCTCCGATATACTTCTTCGTATTCTTTGGTCGAAACTTTCCCTGATAAGCCATGATTCTATTTATAAATAAGATCGAAGACTTATAACTGAGAGATAACATGGCCTCAAGAGATAACAAACTAGTAAACCTAGACGGCTTTAAAAGAGATGCCGGTGGGATGTTGAATAGATTCGCTCGTAAAATCACGAACAAACTCGAAGATAAACTCGAGAATGCAGTCGAGGATCTTTTTGCCAAGGGATTGAAGAAGATCGGTCTGTCTGACTCAATTGCGGCCGAACTCTCTTCTCGCTTTGGCGATGCAATCACAGCCGGCCTTGAAGACAAATATTTCCAGACATTCACAAGCGAAATGAAGAGAGCTTCATGCGCGGATATTCGAAACAACTTTAATCCAAATTCAGGCAATATCGTAGGTGCAGCTGCAGCTGCGGAAACATACGTAGATGCCATTCGTCGAGCTTCAAATAAAGTTACGATCGACGGATTACCAACACTCCAATTCCCGAACCATATTAGTGAAAATTACTTTATGGCTTTCAAGTTTAAACAATACCAGAGACCTGCTCCAGAGGTTGCTGGCCAACTTAACTTCGTACAAGCTTTTGCTTTGCCTCTGCCAAAAAGTATTAGAGAAGCTTTCCAAATTAATATCGACCAAGAATCGACTGGAATGGTTGGAGGAGTCGCTGATGCTGTGCAACAGGTGTTAGCTACGCCTGAAGGAGGAAAAGCTCAAGCCACTAAGAATGCCGCTATTGCGCTCCTTTATAGTAAAGCTGTTCAAGCTACAGGAGATATCGGAAAAACAGTAGGCCAAGTAACCGGCGCCGTTCCAAATCCACACGTTCAGGCACTGTTTAGTGGTGTTCCTCTACGTCAACACAGATTCGAATGGACGTTTGCTCCACGTAACGAGAGCGAAAGCAAACAACTCATGGCTCTGTTACAAGCCATGAAAGCTTTCTCACTTCCTGCGTTCAGTACTTTAGGAACAGCAGCCTTGGCTTATCCGTTTCTTTGTCAGCCACAACTTAAAATCGCAGGGAACGATGAAATGATCATGTTCGCTCCGTGTTTAATAGATAATGTTGAAATCAATTACGCCCCACAAGGATTGCCAGCATTTTTTGAAGGCACGCATCTTCCTGCTTTTATTGAAGTTTCGATCTCAATGATTGAAACAGAAATGCAAACCGCGGATCGCTATGGTCGTACAGGCGGAGACAGACTCGAAGAAATGTGGGATAAGCTTACAGAAACTCTGCAAAAAGGCCTTGATGCCGCTGGTGCCGGATTCGATCTGAACGATGGACTTAAGGATCTTAATGACTCTATTGTAAAAGGTCTATCATCTTCTCCAAGCGCAGAAACTCCGGCTAGAACAGGAACGTAAACATGGCAAGATACTTTGACAGATTTCCAGTAGTCGACTACGACGGAACGATCGCCAAGAATATCTTGGCTCGAGTGGATTTTACTGATCAGACGAAGAAAGATATTTACTCTACATTTCAGTTTACTCTTGAAGAAGGATTCGAGAGGCCAGATCTGCTATCTTACAACTATTACGGTTCTTCTCAGTTTGATTGGATGATCTATCTTACGAATAATATCGTTGATCCTTACTATGATTACTATAAATCAACGTCAGATTTTAAGAACTATGTTGATACAAAATATGGATCATCTTCGAACGCCAGACTCGTTACAAAATTTTACAGAAACAATTGGCATACTGACGAAAGATTGATTACTCCTACACAATATGAAGCACTTCAGGCAGATGAGACCGTCAATCTTCGAAAGTATTGGAAACCAAAGTTGACAAATACTGGAGCCATTCTAGGTTACGAAAGAATTAAAGAAGATTGGACAGTATCCACTAATAAAATAGTTCTTCTTACTTTAGCGGCTTCTCCTTCTGCATTCGTCGTAGGAGATAAAGTATCTCAGACGAGTACCGGAGCAATTGCTACTGTTGATTTTGTGGATACCGATGCAAAAACTTTAACAGTAAAACATGTATCAGGAACGTTCGTGGCTAATACTTCTGAAGGTATCAGTGATGTTACTCTTCTCAACCAAAACATCTCTGACGCAGAATCTTCTTATTGGTATGCCGTAAATGCATACGACGACGAGCAAGAAACTAATGAGCTGAAAAGAAACATATATGTTCTAAAAAGATCTTATCTTGCAGAAGTAGAAAAACAATTCATTCAACAGCTAAGTACGTAATATGAACTCGATTAGAGACGGCCAGTTTAAACTCAATGAATTTGTAATGATAGATTCCACAGCCAAAACGGTTGATTGTGGAAAGGCCCTCCAATTAACTCCTATTTGTGTAAAAGCAAATATCTACGAGTCGATCCATACTCCGACCGTACTGGCCGATTTTGAGTTTTATGATTCCAAAGGAACGTTTAACAAATTTATTTTTACTAACAAGAAGATCGTTATAGATTTTACTACTAACGAAGTCAACCCAAAATCTTCTATTCGATATGAGCTATATATTGTCTCTGCAGATATTGTTCAACCTACCACCGATGATAAGGGTATCGCTTATAAGTTATCATGCGTAACTTACGAAGTATGGAAATCTGCTACGATTCGCAACCTACCGCTTGCTCGTAAAAAGATCGAATGCGAGAAGATGGTAAAAGCTTATCTCGAATCTATCGGCTCAAAAAAGCCATTCTTTGCAGAGAAAACTCGCGGTCTTCATGCCTTCAACTTCACCGAAAAAACTCCGATGGAATGCATCGATCAGATTCGTGTGGAATATGCCATGTCGACAGAGTTTAGAGGACACGCCTTCTATTTCTTCGAAAACAAATATGGGTTTGTTTTTAAGAGTATGGAAATGATGATCAAAGAAGGCAAAGAGAATATTGGAGATAAGTGTTTCATGCAATCCACGCTTACGAATGCCGATATTGGCGGCGCAAAGTGGAGAAACATTCTCGCCTTTAAAAATATTCAAAACGGTAACCAAGGCGTGGCAAGAAGAATTGGCGCAGGTAACAATCTTGTTCAGTTAATGGATCGTGTGACAGGCAAGTTGATCCAGTGGAAAGTCGATCCTAGAAACCTTGATTTTGAAACACTTAATCCAAAATCTATATCTGCAACACTAACATCTTTGAATGAAATGGGAGAAGATGAAGGTAATATTCAAATCGTTATGATCGATCCCAAAACAGAGAATGCCGAGAGAGCAGAAAAGAAGAATCACCTGCCATATTATATGGCGCACTTCTTAACTACTATTTCTCAGATAACTATCTACGGTGATAGTACTATTTCTGTGGGCGACGTTATTCGCTGCCAACTTCCAGAGTATGATGGACTTCCTCGCGGAGAAGAAAATCCAATTAGAGAAGATAGCCAAATGACTTCTGGTAATTATATCGTAACTAAGTGTCGTCATGTCTTAACCTTCAACGAGAAGGCAGAATACATGCAAGGACTCGAGATCGTGAAAGACGGCATTGCTGGTCTACCGATCGTACATGTTTAATAGAAGGTGATAAGATGCAAACTCCACAATTCTTTGAAGGTATCGTAGCCGAGGATCCAACTTCTGAGCTTGGGCTTGAAGCTGATGAACCCCAAACCGGTCGCGTACTTGTCAGAGAGATCCTCGGGCATTCGAATCGTGTCGATTCTGCAGACCTAATACCTGCATACATTGTTATGCCGACTATTAGTGCTGGTGTTGATGGTATTGGTCTGAGTCCAACCGGGCTACTCAAAGGCACACGTGTTGTGTGCATGAAGTTTTCAGATCAAGCTGCAGCCTATGTCATCGGTGTTGTGAACTTTGATCCTGAAGAGGGTCATAGTGTATCATCATATGCGCGCGGGCAAGGTGAACCAGAAGAAAAAACCCAGAATCGTATCAAAACGGATGACGGTTTCTATGTTGAGCCGGAGTCGAAGTACAAGGCCAAATACCCCTACAATCATACTATGACTACTCGCGGAGGACATCTCGTCGAATTTGACGATACCCCCGGTTCAGAACGCATTCAGGTTTATCATAAGACTGGTTCTTATTTGGAGATCTTGCCAGACGGTACTATCGTGACAAAGTCGGTAAAAGATCATATTCAATTAGCAGCTGGCAACATGACAATCTTTAACGTCGGCGATGAGCAGGGCGATAAGAATATTGAGATCACATGTAATCAAGGTAAGATTACTATTACTGCGCAGTCAGATGTTGACATCTATGCTAATGAAGGTAACGTAGGCATTTATGCAAACAACGGAAGTGTGCAGATCGTATCAAAATCAGGCGTGGTGGATATACTCAGTCCTTTAATTGGGTTGAACGCATGAGAGCAGTAGTCTATGTTCCAGAAGTACCGGGTTTACAATGTAGCGCAAGCGGAAAGATATCTTTTCGTCAGCTAGAAGATTACTTCGTAGGCATCTCAAAAATTATTAGTCAACTGAAACTGCAAGCGAAGTTTATTCAAGACGAGTGCGGTAAAGAATTGATCGATGCCATTCGTAAGATGGAGAAGCTAGTAGACGAGATCACTGGGCTTCTCATGACAGACGTAATGAAGAAGATTAAGTCAAAAGAACAGCAACTGAAGTACAAAGTTCGCGAGTTCATGAAAGAGATCGACGTATGGTTTCAGAAGAAGATCGTCGAAGCTCTACTCAAGATCATTAATATCCTTGGCATTCCTAATCCGTTAATGATTCCAATCCCATTTATTGGCACAGTGGATCTTCCAAAGGAAGACGGAACAGTTGAAAGATATCGACCGGTTGTCAAGGACTTCTTTACCAAAGAAGGTAAAGTAAAAATCAAGGCTGCCATGGCAGAAAGAGTCGAAGAGATTCGAGACTTCTTCGGCGACGGCAAGTATGATGGCACATTGGGCATCAAGAGTCCTGAACACGAAGCCGAAGAGTTTTGGCATAAAGCATTACAGTGGATGAAGGAGCTACTTAGCGACTTCATTGGTAAAGCAATCAATGTCATGATCGGTCTACTCACAAAGATTCCTATTATTGGTCCAATTATCAAGAAACTCGGCTTGTTTATTGATCCTACGAAGCCTATTAAAGAACAACTTAAGGCCAAGTACGAAGACTTAAAAAAGAAGATCAAGAAGGCCAAAGAAGATGTAATATCTGGTAAAGCAGCCAAAGACTTCGGAGAAGAACTACTCAATGAACTGATAGATTTTGTCTTGAACTTGCCGATACCTTTATTTGGCACGCTTGCTAATCTAATTGGTTTTGATAAAGAAACTCGTAAGAAGAAAGAATCGATTCACTCGAAAGAAGAATTGTGGCATCGAATCGAAGATGCATTCGAAGATGCCATGGAAAAAATTAAGAAGTTCTTTCAAGGAGATTTGCTGGCGAAGATACATGATATCATATTGAAAGCTCCGGGTTGGATACTTAATCAGTTTCCAATCGTAAAGAAAATCGTAAAGGCGATCAAGCTGATCATCGATGTTTGTCGTGGTAAAGTATCAGTATGTGAAGTTTTAAATATCATTTTGAAACCCATCTTCGGCATACCAGACGCGTTGCTAAAGTTGATTCCAGATTGTATCGAAGTGAAGAGAACTAAGTATGGACTCGAACCGAAACCTGATCCAGCTATCACTCCGAAGTGGGCATACTGACATCGGTGCACCTACTCTGCCTGACACTTCGTATGGAGATCTAAATCCTCCTGCTCCGCCGCCTTTTACTGTTCCAGATCCAGGAATTACTACGCTTGATGATGGAAAAGTAGTAAGATACGAAGACAATGAAATGATCATGAATTACTTTGTATACGACGGCAGTAATAAACTGGTATCTTACCTTGAAACAAATAAAGCTTCTGGAATCATGATACAGTATACCTTTACTCGAACGGCCGGTCCTCCGCTCGATGCCATTGGAAGCAACGAAGATTATCAAAACTTTGCTGCAACTGGGCAAGTGGAAGGTCTAAACGACGATGTGCCTAATGCTTCTATCGAAAACTATAACGTTACTGAAACACGAATAGCATCGATTGGTCCAGGCGGCGAGCTGATTCCAGTATAAATAAGATAAAAGCAGGATGCCATGACAGACAGAATAGACGCTCTAACCACGAGAAAAACAGTTACGAGAGATCCGGTATTTACGGACTTTTATAACAACTTCAACGTGCATCCGCAAAACAAAAGACTTGCTTTACACACAGATGAACAGGCCGTAAGAAGATCTCTTCGAAATATTCTATCTACTAATAGGAGAGAACGCTTATTTAATCCTGAATTTGGCGGAGGTCTACGTAGATTCTTATTCGAAGATATCTCTATTATGACAGCCGACTTAATGAAAGATGCAATTAAAGAGTCTGTCGGAAAATATGAACCAAGAGCAAGAGTGATAGATGTATTGGTAGTGTCGAATGAGTTCGCGCATTCTTACGACGTATCAATCTATTACGAGATCATAAATAATGCTAATCCTCAGTCACTTCAGCTAACCCTTTATAGAGTAAGATAATGTCAGATTCCAGTATAGTCCTTACACAGCTAGATTTCGATTCCTATAAAGATTCGCTCAAGACCTTCATGAAGGCTCAAGATCGATTTAAGGACTATGATTTCGAAGGAAGCAACCTCTCGGTTCTTCTCGACCTGCTGTCTTACAACACATATCAGAACGCGTTCTACCTCAATATGGTCAGCAACGAGATGTTCCTTGATTCTGCCAAGTTGCGTGACAGTGTGATCTCGCATGCCAAAGAACTAAACTATCTTCCACGATCTTTTAGATCATCTTCTGCTACGATCCAATTAGTTATCACATCAACAGATGCTGCAAAAAGATCGATCGTTGTACCAAAAGGCACTTCGTTCACTGCTCGCGTAGACGATTTTACATATAACTTCAGCACGACAGAAAACGTTGTTATCACAAAGAGAGAACCATCGGGATCAAATTTTGTGTATACGAGTGATGCCATCGTAATCTACGAAGGCAACTATCTAAGTGATACTTATAACGTAAACTATAACAGCGCTTTGATATACAAGATCAGCAACAAGAGAGTTGATCTTGAAAGCTTGGCAGTAACGGTCTTCGAAGATAACGGCACGACGATTCATACTTACAAGAGAGCAACTTCACTTTTCGGACACGACGGAAATTCCAAAGTCTTCTTCTTGCAACCAGGAATTGGCGATGCATATGAAGTAGTTTTTGGAGACGGAGTTGTAGGCCGTAAACCGAAGAACAACTCGGTCATTGTCATCGAATATCGTATTTGTAATGGTGAGCTTCCTAACGGCGCATTCAAATTTATCAATACGGCGCGTATCGATAATGAATCGAACGTGGCTATTGAAACTATTTCTGCAGCTACTGACGGCGCGGTAGCAGAAGATATGAACTCTATTAAGTTTAATGCTCCACGCGCTTTCACTACACAAGAACGCGCTGTAACTTCTGAAGACTATGAGAACCTACTCAAAGCAAACTTTCCTGAAATCAATGCCGTCGTGGCATATGGCGGAGAAGATGCCAATCCTCCACAGTATGGTAGAATTTTCTTGTCGATCGACCTTCAAGAAGTTGACGGTCTTCCGAAGATTAAAGAAGCCGAGTACAAGAGATTCTTAAGATCTCGTTCTTCTGTTGCTATTGAACCGTTGTTTGTTTCGCCCGACTATACTTACATATACGTGAATACAAATATCAAGTATAACATCAACTTGACAGGTTTAAATCCAGAAGATATTCGCACATATGTTATTGACTCGATTCTAAATCACGCTTCTACCAACCTTAATAACTTTGGTAGAACACTTCGCTATTCGAGATTTATTCGAGACATTGACTCTGCCGAAACAAGCATTATCAGTAACGAAACTGAAGTTGAACTCGTCAAGTATCTGACTCCGGTACTGAGTACGACAGTAACTTCTACTCCTACGTCAACTTCTGGTTCTCTTGTATCATTGGCAACTTCAGGCGTAGTGTCATCTGGCCAGAATGTAACGATTGACTTTAAAAATCCTTTAAGAAACGATGTT